AATTCTGGAGTGCGATGGCCGAAGGATAGCAAGCATAGCAAATTGCCCAGTTTGATAACGTTAGAGAGTCTTTTAATCAAGTTGGCACTGCAATGCAAGAATTAGCTTCCGGTGGAGAGATGACAGCGGAAGAATTAATTGGTATCTATGATACACTAGGTTATACTGGTTATACCGCCGATAGTATCGAGGCTGCATTAAATGGCGGCTCTTAGGCTATAATAGATTCTATTTATTCTGCAATCATTTAGGGAGCTTTAGCATAGGATGCCGATGCTGCTTACATTAATTAGCGTTTAGCACAACTTCAAGCTTTTATTGTTGATGGTATAATTGACAGTATTTCTTCGGGTATTTCAGATTTAAGTTCTGGAATTGAAGGAACTTTGAGCGCTCAAGATTTTAATCGCTTAGCTCGTGAATATGGATTATCTGGTGTAGCAGTAAGAACTACGAGTCGTGGTGTTTAGATGAGTGAAGCTGATCAAAGGCTTCTTATTACTCAGCTTTACTCTAGAGCCAATGCTCAAGGACTTGGTGGAGAGTTTGGCGATCAAATTTGGGAAATGTGGAGAGATGGTGAAAATAGCACCATTCAAGGCTACGAAGATATTTAGGATGCTATTCATGCTTGTTTAGATGAATAGGGTCAAGTAATTAGTGGAATGGAAGACTGGGTTGAAGTTTTGCGTTAGGCTGAAAATAGCGCTATGTTTGACCCAGAATCTTTAGAATTTAATTTTATGGATAGAAGTTCTACAGACGGAATGACAGAAAATTTCGATCGTTTTGTAGGAACTATTGATAAAGTTAAAAACGCTTTGACTGGCTTAAGAGATAGTGAGCAAATGGGTTATAATGATTTTTATAATCTTATTAGTTAGCTTGATCGTTCTGGACAATGGAATGATGTTTCTAGAAGCTTGGGAATTGCAGGTATGGATATCCAAACCTTTGCTAATACAGTTGTTTCTGCTTCAGAAACTATTGGCCAAGTTGATGCTCAAGGTTTTGCCGCTGTAGGACTAGAAATTGGTGCAGCAGCGACTGCTATGGCAGATGGAATGAACGAAGGATTAAAAGACACAGCACGTTCATAGATAAAATATTTGTCTGGATTAGAAACTATGTTAGAAGCTTTATTAGCTTTAGCCACAATTGGTAATATTGATACTAGTATTAATTTCGATTTTAGTGGCGATGGTGAGGGTAATCCAATAACAAATTTAGAAGATGCTTATAATGCTTATAATAATTTGTCCAATCTAGAAGAAAAGTAGTAGTTTTTAATTGAATTCGAAACTAATATTAAAAACGGACAAAATGAATCTTTACAGAATTTAATGTAGTTGGTTACAGGTGGTAATGCTTTAGATCCGACTGCATTTTTTGGAATGAATTATTTAGCTACGAAAATTAATGACCCGAATATAGGTTCTGCTTTAAGAGAACAGTTAGCAAATTTAACTCAAGACCAAGCAGTAGCCATTGCAGAAGCTATGAATCCAAGAAATCTTGGAGAAAGTTTATATGATTAGGAAGGTAACTTGGCTGATGGATGGCAGGAAACCTTAACAAACTATTATGATAGTCTTTTTTAGAATCTTGGAACAGAAGGTTGGATTCAATCATTAGGTTCTGATTTTTCTAGCCGTATGAACGCAGCTTTAGCTGGGGTAACTCAAATTGCTGTTGGGGATTAGAATTTACAAATAGATTTTGAATCTATTGGAGGAGACTCTTTTACTATTACCGGCCTAGATAGCGAAGGCTCTTTTGAAGCGATTAAAGAATAGTTAACTGAACAATTGAATAATCAATTAGCTTCTTCTGGTTTAGTAGTTGATGGTTTAACTGTGGATGCCGAAGGAAATATAGTTGTTACAACTAAAATGCGCTATACTTTTGTTGGAGATTATTTAACCAATGAAGGTTTCGGCCCAGAAGCAACTCAAGAGATTGGTGATCAAATTAATCGTACAATAAGAACTAGAAATATTGTAGTTGAAGGATAGGGTGAAACTACTATTACCTATGTAGTTGATACTGGAAACTTTGAAATATAGCTTGGAGATACCGGTGGAGTTGACCCAGCTCAATATATTTCTGAATTAATTGGATAGCAAGTTAATATAGACAGCTCTACGGTTAACGCGGATGGAACAACAACCTATACTTATAGTATTGATTTTAGTACTAGTGAATCTGGAACAACTACAATATCTTAGTTAGAAACTGATGTAGCAGCTATTCGTACTTCACTTGAAGGTGGTCTTAATTTAAATATAAATTCAGAAGGCGCAACAAGCGAATTTAATGCTATTTAGGAAGCTTTTAATTAGTTAAAAACTGCGTTAGAAACACCAATTAATTTGCAAATTAATAGTGCTGGTATTGGTGGCGGCGGACAAAGTGGTGGCGATTAGTCAATTCCAACTGTTGATGGCGGTACTGCAGAAGTAGATGTTCAATATAATGCAGGAATTACTGGCGAAGTTCCACCACTAGATAATGCTACTCCACAAATTGATTATCAAACAGGTATTAGTGGCGAAGTACCTCCAATGGGTAATGCTGAATATACAATAACTTATAATATAAGACGTAATGGAAATATTCCACAAGTCTATACCGGTACTATGAATGCTATTACTGGTCCCGCTTACGCCGATGGTTCTATTGGACGATTAGCAACTGGAGCTCAAATAGCAAATAAAACTCTTGTCGGTGAACTTGGCCCTGAATTAGCCGTATATAATGGTCAATATCATTTACTTGGTTAGACCGGCGCAGAATTTGTAAAACTACCTAAAAATGCTATTGTATTTAATCATCTTCAGACAAAAGGTATTCTTAACGGACAAATGAAAAATGCTCGTGGTTTACCTTTAGAGCCTAATGCTTATGCTACTGGCAATGTCACTGGTCCAGCTCTTGCAGGAGGCAGTGGTATTGAAGCTGCTTTGGCCGCAGTTCGTCGTGCAAAATCTGTATGGCAAGGTTTACTTAATAGCCTTTCCGCTGCCGATCTTCTTGGCGGTGGCGGTGGTGGCGGTGGCGGCGGTGGTGGAGACGAAAATTCTCTAAAAGCCCATATCGCCGATTTACAAGAATGGTATAATCTTTCTCGCCAGATTGCAGATATTGAAGGACAAATTAATGTTCTTCTTGCTAAACGCAAAAATATAACTGACGGTAAAGAATACTTAAAGAATCTACGTGCCACTCAAGCTTTGCTAGATGACCAAGTAAATACCCAACAAGATTTACTTCGTTTCCAACAACTACAACTTCAACGTCAAGCCGAGCATATTAATACCAATAAGATTTGGTCTCAATTCTTAGAGGTTGACGAAAATGGTTTGTTGCAATATAAGAAAGGCAATGAAACTAATGGAGGCAAAGGTGCTCTTGAAGTCTTATCTCAAATGAATGAGATGTCAGGTGAAGAACAACTTGCTTTTGTTCAATCTCTTGGTTGGTCTTATACTAATACTGATGGCGAAGAGCTTGAAAATGAAGAGTTGGTTGCCAAGTTCTATGAAGAACTTCAAAAGCAAATTGATGACTATGATGCACTACGTGATACTGTTCAAGAAACTGAAGGCACATTGGCCGAGCTTGAAGAGCAAATCAATGAGATTGAAAAAGAGATTCGAGATAATGAAATTGATTTATCCAAAGAAATCTATGATATCATTGTAAATGCTTGGAAAGAAAATATCGAAAATCTCAAAAAGCAAAACGACTTAATCAAAGAAGCTAATGAAGCTTATGCTAATGGTATTTAGGAAGCAATTAGCGCAGAACGTTAGATGTATGAGCAAAATACTGCTATTCAAGACAGAGAACAATTACAACGTTCGCTTGCCTTGAAGCGTCGTAGTGGTGGCTCCGCTTCTGAGATTGCTGATTTAGAAAAACAATTAGATGGAATGTTTAAAGATGAATATTTCTCTAATTAGGAAAATGCTTTGGAAAATATCCGAGAAGCCAATGAGAATCAGGCAAAATTACTTGATTAGCAAGTTAAAATTCAAGAAGAGCTTCTTGAATATCAGCAAGAAAATGGTGTAATTTGGCAAAAAGTTTATGAAGTAATGTCGGGTACTGATGCTGAAATTCAAGATTTTATGCTAGGCAATAGTACAAATTTCTTTGAACAATCTGCTTTACAACAAGAAGATATGTTAACAGAATGGGCTAAGAAAATTGGTATTTTTACCGCAGAAAGAGAAAGATAGTATTACGCTGAAGAGGGGAATAAATCTTTTAATGCTGTTTGGGATACAAAAGAGGGTAAAACTTTGCAAGATTCCTTTAATAAAGCTGACACTGAATAGCAAGAAAAATGGAAAAGAGAATTTGGAGACACTTATGCTTCTGCTATTATTTCTGGTAAAACTCCAAAAGAAGCTTTAGATTTAGCGCAAAAAGAACTATTTGAACATATTAAAAATTGGATGAAAGAATAGGCAGATTCTGGTAATAAATATGCAAAAGGCGGTATAATTAATTATACTGGTCCCGCTTGGGTTGATGGTTCTAAATCTAAACCAGAACGTATTCTTACTGCTGAGCAAAATCGTATTCTTGAAGAAGGACTTGCTATGGCTTCCGGTCGTGGAGAAGCTTTGAAAGATGCTTTTAATTCCTTTGCTTCAAATCTCGGAGCTTCAATTCGTAGTTCTATAGCTAACATAATCAATAACACAACTGAAAATCGAGGAATTAATATTGAATCTGGCGCTATTGTACTACAGGTACAGCAACTCAATGATCAGTACGATGTTGATGAACTTTATAATGATATAACAAATAAAATATATTCAATTGCCGCGCGCGCATCTGGTCGCGGCGTAAATAGGAGGTAAAAGGAGTATGGGTATACAAGTTGAAGAACTTACCCGTAATCTCATGCCTTGGGGAAAAGAATATATTGACTTCAGTTTTGCTGGACGTCATATTAGTGAATTTGGACTGGTCGCCGTTACAAGCGGCGACCGGTACCAGTTCGCTGGTTCCCCAGAATTTGAAGATGAGACTTCAAATGTAAATGGTGTATGGGGTTAGTATTATTGGGGCACTAATTTTAAAACGAAAACATATACATATTCTTTGGCAACAGATGGAATGACAGAACGTCAATTTGAAGATTTTAAACGGCATTTTCGTCCGGGACATTATGGGCAATTTTATGAAGATGCTTGGTTTGATAGATATTGTTATGTTCGCATTAAGACAGTAGTAGATTTTGCTTTTATTCCTTTTTAGGAAGAAGCTAAAGTTGCTGGTATAAGTTTTCCTAGTAGAATTTATAAAGGCGAATGTAAAATTTAGTTTATATAGGATAGACCTTTTACATATTCTTTTTATTAGGTATTGGATGGAAAAATAGCTGATTTGGCTAATATGAATGACAATGGATAGGCCGCGGCTTGCATGATGTATCATAATAATATACCTGCAAGAGATAGCTGGACTAAAAATGTGAAATGTGCTACTGGTAGCTGGTTTAGTCTGCCAGTTATTTTAGAAAAAACTTTATTTGAAAAAGATGAAAATGAAAAAATAATTAAACGTTGGACTGAATATGAAGAATAGCCTGATAATTCTATTGTTTATGATGAAGCTTCTTTTATTCCTTTTTATAATCCTTCTACAATTGCTTCTGAGGCTAATATAGAATTTACATTATAGCGTTCTATTACTTCAATAAATACAAAGCAATGGTAGCCAGTTTATTTTAATGAAATTTATGATTCTATAACAAATTCTATTTATCCCTACAATACTATTTCAACTACAGATAATATTTTATCTAGTGAAAATGGTTTTGGGAAAAATACTCGTTATATTAAATCTTTTAAATATGGTTTACCAGAAATTAGTTCTGATGTAAATAAAGCTATTAATGCTGCTTGGCATTTTTATGAAGAAAATGAACATGGAGCTTTAGTTGAATTACAAGAACGTTTGCAAGAAGAATTAATTAATGGAAAAGTATTACTTTGGGCAATAAGAGTTCTTTAGAAAATGTAGTTAAATTAGAATTTTTATTATGCTACAGATGATGAATTAAAAATTCAATAGGGTATGTTAATAGATAGCGATGATACAAATTATCCAATGACGAAAAAACATATAGAAACTTTAGATAAAGTAACTGAAGATGTATATGGGGAAGTAATTTTTCATGCTGGAGATTATGAAAATATTGAATATGATGAAGAAGACGATTTTCCAGGATGTTTTAAGACAAATAAAGTAATTGTTTACCCCTATCCCATTACTAAAGACCCTATAGAAGTAGATTGGTTTGGTTATTTTAATATTATGATGTTAATGATGTTTGCGAAGTGCAACGATGGTTTTCGCAAAGAAGATATAACTACAGAGGGTACTTTTGGAGATTTTTATCCTTATACTTTAAGTTTTTTGGGAGAAAAAGGATAGGCTTATATTACATATAAAACTAATCAACTTAATAGTGATAGTGTAATTGTTTTAGAAGAAATTTAGGATGAAAATTGTAGCAATATTATTGCTTCTAGCTACTTACAAATAGATGGTGGAGACACCATTGATATTTCTACAGGTAAAATTGCTTCTTATCATATTTTAGGTTTTAATCACGGAATAGATGAAACAATTGCTGTAAAAAATATAAAATTAGAATATAAATATACTTATGCGTGATTGGAGGGGTTAATTTTGAGTGTAAGCATAAATTTACATCAAAAAGCCCGCCCGTATAAAATTGATGTCTTTGGATTGCAAGATAACTTTATTGGTTGCTTGCAATCCTATGAAGACACTTTTTTGGGATAGGTTGTTGAGCCACGAATGGAAATTAAAGATGATGGCACTTAGAATTTTACTTGTAAAATTCCGAAATTTTATTTAAGTGAAACACCTAATGAACGGATTATAAATCCACGATGGCAAGACGCTGAGAATGGGATTTTAGTTGAAAATACAAGAGTATTAAAAGTTAGTATTTAGTTTTCTGAAGAAGAAGTAAAAGTGTTTCCTTTTATCGTTGATAAGATAATAAATAAAAGAGACAAAAACTTTTCAGTTTATAAAGAAATAACTTGTAATGGTTTAGCTTTCGCCGAACTTGGAAAATAGGGATATAAAATTGAATTAAATAGCACTGTTTTAGAACAAGATTTTGCTAAAGATGATACTACCTTAGCATCTATTGATTATTGGTTAGATAAAGTTTTTCCCAATGAAAAAGATGAAAATGGATATGTTGTTAAATGGCTTACTCCATGGTGTTATGAAATTCGTATGGATTGGCGTGGTTATTTTGATTAGCTTTCTGATACTTTTATTGATGGTGGTACTGCTGGCTAGATTGAAGGTTACAGTTTTTATAATAGCAAAGATGCAAAATATTTAGATAAAGAAATGGTAAATTGGCTTTTAATAAATGCCGGTACTAGCGGCCCTTTATATTAGCCAAGAGATGAAAGTGTTATTTATGAGAATCCTTATGTTGAAAATTGGGATATTATAAATAATAAATTATCTCCTATATAGGTAACTAATTTTAGAGAAAAAGCACGCTATGTAGATTGTTATAATAGTAATAAGTATAATATTACTCAAACTTTAGCAGAAACATTTGAAGTCTACTGTACTTATGAATACGCTTGTGACCCAGATGGTCATTTTAAAAGAACTTATTGGGATGATGCCAATTAGGTTTGGACTGGCAAAAAAGTAGTTTTTTTTAATAGAGCTATTAAAACAGATAAGCCTTATGTAATAAATTATAAACATAATTTAAATACTATTTCTCGTACTATTGATAGTAGCGAAGTCTATACTAAAATGTATGTTAATCCAATTGCCTCTGAAACTATGGATACTGGATATGTTTCAATAGCAGATACTTCATTAAATCCGTTATTAGATGACTTTATTTTAAATTTTGATTATTTATATAAAGTTGGCTCTATTAATGATTTCCAAAAAGCTGAGATAGAAACATATAAAATAAAAATTCATAAGTTGAATAAAGAATTAATTTCAGTTGAAGAAATTGGTTCTGAATTAGCTGTATAGTTAAATGAGCTTGAAGCATTGCAAGCCACTGCAAAAGCTTCAATGGAAAGCGCTCAAGAACAATTAAAAACATATGAAAAATATGCTTAGTCTTTATCCAATGAGCCAGTTTTAAAAGGTGGAAATGGCAATAGTTATTTTATTACTTTTGTTCCAAAAGACTCTATGGAAATTTTATAGGGAAGCTTGAGATTAGAAGGTATAAATGTTGCCACTATTAAAGGATATTCAGATAGTTCTTATGATGATTCTAAATCTCTTTTTCCATTGATGATAGTTGATGAATAGGAAGTTAACCGCCCATTAGTACATGCTCAAAACGCTCCTTCCAATGCTAGTAGTAATAGGAATAGTTGGTATGTAACCAAAGATGAATATGGATTTCCAGACTCTATTTTTACTTCTAAAAATAATGATATCTTTGCCACAGAAGAAGGAAGAGAAAAATATTTTGGAAGTAAAGATGCTGATATATCAAAAGGTGTGGTTATTTATTTATCTTTAGAATACTTTCCAAAAAATAAATATGAAACTATTTGTAATTCCCTTTAGATTAAAGAAGATACTTAGCGGGCAAAATATGAGGAATATTCAGCTTTAATAGGTACTGACGAAGGTAGCGAAGATAATTGGTCAGGTTTAAAAAAAGATATAAAAATAAATGATAACAACAGGCTTTCTCTTTTGGCTCAAAAAGAAGCTTTAAATTTTAAATTAGAGCGTACTTTAGGCCCAGCTTTACGTGAAGGTTATTGGCAGCCAGAATCTTATGAAGATCCTGGTGAGGGCCATAATGTTGCCATAATGAAAGACAAGCGAAATGAAACCGTAGATAATACTACAATCATTTTTGATGAAATTCTTTTTGAAGAAGAGCAAAAAGAATATTATTATGCTTCAAGTGATGATATTAGTGATGATAAACGAACTTATTATTCTTTTATAGAACTACCGTCTAATTTTTTACGAAGAATTGGTACAACTGAAAAAGCTAATAAGGATAATAATGAAGTAAAACTTCGGCTTGTTTCTGATTTTTGTATTACTTTAATGAATCCAGAATATACTTGGATAACTGTCAATAAAAATACAATAACAGAAAATAAAAAATATTATGTATTATTAGATGCAAAATATTATACATTTGAAGCCCCAACCTCTGCTGGAACAGATAATGGAATTTATCCCGCGGGCACTGAATTAACTATTCATACGGTAAAATCTAATAAAGCAAACACCGTTCCTTATTTAGAAATTAAAGTGCCAAAACAAAATTCTATATACAAAGATTTAATTTATAACAAAGATTTTGATACAAACAAAACAGAGTATGCCGATTATTATAATTTAACAGGAGCTTTTTTAGGATCAAATCAATATTTAAGTTCTCGTCATTTATATAATAATTCTGGTTTTAAATATGCTTTTTTAAAAGATAGTAGCAACAATAATATTATACCAGTAATACTATTAACATCCGATGATATAGATTATCAAAGATACCAAGTTGTAAAATATTCTTTTGACAAAGGAGAGACTATTGAAGAGGATGTAATGCTAACTATTAGAAATGGTTCTGATAGATACAAAATTGTTTATCCTCGTATTTTTATAGACTATCGTAATGTAAATACTGAAAGTGAAAATTTCAAGATTTATGTTACTCCTGATGCTAAAAAATTAACTAATTATGAAGATTATTAGATTCTTGAGCGTAAAGGACGCCCTTATATTACATTAAAAGTATCTGACAAACATTTTCCTAGTTATTTATTAGAAGAAACTTATAATATTATCTTTTAGGTTTCAAGAGCTAATGAACAATTATATTTAGATGCTAAATAGGTGGCGAAAGATAGTTCCAAACCTAAATATTCTTATGAAATTTAGGTAGCTAACATTCCCGATGAAATAAATTCTTTAGAACTTGGCCAACTTTGTCATATCAATGATTATTCTATAGACGTTTATAAAGAATATGGATATATATCTGGTTTAACTTATGTTTTAGACAAGCCTAAAGAAGATACTGTAATAGTTTCAAATTATAAAACAAAATTTGAAGATTTATTTTCTTCTATTTCTGCTTAGAATGAAGCAATGAAATAGAATCAAAATATGTATAACATTGCCGCGGCGAGTTTTACTTCTTCCGGAGAAGTACAGCCTTCTGTATTATAGTCTACGTTAGATAATAATAATATTGCTTTTAATTTTAGTGATTCTAATCTTCATTTAGATGATACAGGCGGTCTTGTATTAACTAATACTATTCCTTATAACAATGGCATATATGGACAAATTGCTGTACGAGGCGGTGGAGTATTTTGCTCCGGCTCTATTAATGATGAAACCAATGAACGCAATTGGGAAACAGCAATAACTCCAATGGGCATAAATGCTAATTTAATTACCACTGGACAGCTTGATACAAGATTAATTAGAATTATGTCAGGAGATTAGGCAGCATTTTAGTGGAATAGTGAAGGACTATATGCTTATAAATCTGACTCTTCTAATGGCTCTCCAGTTTATAGTAATAATTCTTATATTAAAATAAATGAAGACGGTTTAATGTATATGTTAGACGGAAAAGAAGAATTGGTATTGGATTGGCATGGTTTCAAAATGGCTTCTTCTGATGGTTCTATGAAACTTGATTCTAAAAATGGATTATAGTTATTAAGTAAAACTGGTAAACCTATAACTATCTTTGGTAAAAATGCTAGTGGAGAACATGGTTTATTTTTCTATACATATGATAATAAAGATAATCCTACGCTTACTGTATAGGTTCATGATGATGGATATTTACATGTTGTAGATAGATTATACGCTGGAAGCGATGGCGAGACAAGTAATTTTGCTGGCATTTGTGGTAATGATGGATACGTTGACCCAATTTTAAGTAAACCAATAAGATTTTGGGCAGGAGATTCTAATCCAACTAAAGCACCTTTTACAATTACTGAAGAAGGAAAAATGAAAGCAAAGTCTATTACAATAAATAATGGTTCTATTACTTTTAGAAATAGTAGTGGGGCAACTAAGACTTTAACATATGATAAATTAGAAAAACTTTTAGCATTAATTCCATAAAAAAATAAGAGGATGACTTTCGTCATCCTCTTTATTTTTTTATTTATTCCATAGAAATAAAAGGCTCTAGTACAATCATTTCCTGAGGAGTTAGCTTTACATCATCAAGCCAATCTACAGGAATAGGCTTAACATCTACATCTAACTCAGCATATAGCAATTCATTAATTTCTTTCTGGAAAGATTCCATTTCGCCGTCACGAATCTTTACATTTCCTTCAGAAATAATCATTTCACCAGCATCATCAGTTTCAGCATACTTCTTCAAAACTTCTTCACGAGTCTTGTTAAAAGATTCAGTTTCAGTATTTAGCGCACGAAGAACGCGGCTAATCATAAAGGACTGTTTACCAGTAAATTCATGCTGTAGAATCTTGGTAAATACAGGATTTGCAGAAATAATATCATAAATAGTAGCGGTCATAAAATATCTTCACCCCAAGTAATTTTCTTTTTTTCTTTTAATGTATTTGAAAAATATTTTCCCATTACAATAGCATCGGCTTCATCTTGTGTACATTTTAAATGATAATTCATTAATACCCAAGCCTATGCTTTAGCTTTTGCGTTTTCGCGCTAATCGTGATTATTTAAATTTACAAAAGAACGCCATGTGCTTGAAGAAGCAACTTCATACTTAATATCTCTGGCATATAAAGTATTTAAAATTACCCCCTATAAATTAGCAAGAGTCTAAAACATCTATACATTCTTTTGTAACTAAATTCCTTCCAAACCAACGGCATCGCATTTAGATTTAACCAACATTTCATCTAACCATTCATATACTTCGTATATACGAGCCGTTTTATCGTATTCCTATGTATTAAAAGTTCCATAGGCGACAAGTTTTTTATTATCATATAACGACCAACCAGTTGCTCCTGTCGCCGCGTCAAGGGAAAGAACGCGGTAGGTTCCTGCTGGTTTGTCAGGAATTTTATTTCTTAAAACACCATGAGAATGAGCTTCATTACATTTAGCACAAGAGTGAGTTTTGCGCCACTCTTCATATGTCATTTCAACTAAATGTCCTTTAGGGCACTACCATTCCATAGATGTTTTTAAGTTTTTATATGTTGTAGAAATTAGCTACCAGCCCGCGCTGGTAGCATCTTCCTATACAGTATATATATTAATAGCCATTATACACCAGTATGACCGAACCCGCCACCGCGATCTTCGCCATGGCTATGAACGTCTTCAGTTTCGGTAAAATTGGCTTGATAATTTTTTTCAATAACAAACTGAGCAATACGATCGCCCGTTTTAATTTTATATTCTTCATTAGAGAAATTATCAACAATTACACCAATTTCATCCTTATAATTGGTATCCACTGTTCCGGGAGTATTAGAAATACGCATACGAGTTTTATGACTCATACCACTACGAGGACGAATTGCAATAGCCCAGCCAAAAGGAATAGCCATCGCCAAACCAGTTTTTACAATTGTGCCAAAACTATTCGCGGGAATAGTAATATCTTCACAGGCATAAATATCAGCACCCTGGTCTCCAGCGCTTGCATAAGAGGGGAGTTTAGCGTTTTCGTGTAACCTCTGTACATAAACAACAGGAGTTTCTAAATCCCAGAACTGAATCATTTTATCAGTATATTTTTCAACAAGAGAATAGAAACTATCAAGGAATTCATGTTTATTAGGATTGTTATAACGAGTCTTATATCCATTCTGAATTAGATTATATAAAGTATCTTTAAGAAGCTCATTATAATCAATCATTTGAGAACGACTAATACCCGCCGCCTTATTTGCCGCAACTGCCTGACCAATTTGATAATCAGCCTGAGTTCCACTTAATGTCATGGTAATGGCTTGAAGAGCTAAATCCTGAGCCAAAGCAAATTTTTCATCTTCAATTGCCATTATATCGTCAAGGCTTTCTGTAAGTTGTCTTAGTAAATCAGAAATAAAATCGTCCATATATATTATACCTCATAAGAAAATGTAATTTCAACTTCTGCCCAAAGGTCAATGATTTCACCCTTAGACTTCTTAGTCTTAATTTTATAACCGCTCTTAGTCACGATATAACCGCCTTTTGTAGCATTATCCTTATATTCAGCAATCATATCTACGGCTTCATCCTCACTATCTACTCGCCAATGTTTAGTTTCCTTCGTTAGCTGTAATGCCATTTTGTGAAATCTCCTTTTCTAATTCTTCATTTCTTGCTTTTGTTTTTTCGTAAAGTGCTTTATAAATTTCGTTTTTATAATTGGGTGTATTTACATAATCTCTCGCTTCATCAATGGCATTTTGATAAAACTTAGATAAAGCTTTTTCCATTTTATTGCCACGTTTCTTCATTAAACGACGCTCGCGGCGATTGGGAATCCAAATTTCTTTTGGAAGTTCTTCATCCTCTTTGGCGGGTTCAAATGCTGGTTTCCATTCTCCTGTACCAGCATTCGGAATAGGAACGTTATCCGCGCGAGGTAATGTTTTTAAATATTCTATTGTTTCCTCAATATTTTCATCAAAAAATTCTTTATCTCTCATTAATTATTCCTCGGTGCTTCAATTGACATATATTGAATTTCTACTGGAACTCCAAAACGTTCAGATAGTAATTCTTCTAATATTCCTTTTGCTCCATCAACACATAAATTTAGTTTTTGCTTTCCTTCAAAATAGTTTTTATCGCTGTAAAGTAAATCTCTAATACCTAAAAAACCAATTTCACTTCCAGTAGTTTCTGAAACATGCTTCATACCAACTGAACGGAAATAATCATATTCTTTAGAAAGGATATGACAGCGACGAAAAACCGCTTGACGAATTGTTTCGGTTGTTTTACCCATACGAGGTTCGGCAATTAGATAAGTAGTTTTACACTTATCATCACAATGAACACATAATCTACTACGTTTTTCTATTGGGATAATTTCGTTAATTTCCATTAATTACTCCTTAAATGCACTTCCGGCGACAGCATTATAACCATATTTTTGAGTTTGAAAAAATTCAATATAATATTTTTCGCGCTCTCCTAATTTGGATTTATCGCATTCTTCTAACAATTCAAATTGGAAATTCCATAATCCTTCATCTCGCATAGCATGATGAACTTTCTAATCAGCAATTGTAGCAATTCCACAAGAACTTTTAATGTGGTCTTGAAGTCGTTTATAAACATTTGTTGAACGACCAATGTAACTTTTCTTCGTTTCAACATTAGTAATTTTATAAATACCAGAACATTCTTTACTTGGAAGAATAGCTTCTAGCATATCTTTAGTAGTATTTTGAATATACTCAGACCAAATAAGTTTATTAATAAGTTCTTTATTATTCAAACGAGGTACTACTGTTTCAATTAAATATGAAATATCATCACGAATATTCTGCGGAATTTGAAGCATGTGCGTTTCTTGAATAGATTCTTCTGCCCGCAAAGTTTCCATTACTGAAAGATATTTATTACGAGCATCTTCTGCTTTTTCAGTCCATTCAGCAATACTTCGTTCAGAAACTTTCCGAGTTTCTTCTAATAGCTCATCTAAACGTTTTTGCTCCTGAACTAAACGCATCGCCATACTATTTTTCTTTTCTTCTTCTAACTTTCCAATACCATTATCAATCAAAGATTGCTTCTACTCTATAAGAATTTCTTTCTATGAAATGATATCATTTAAATGGCTTAATTTATTATTCGCGCCTTGGATATCATTATCTATACAATTAAGTAAATCCTTCCAATTTGCATACTCTTTTTTTAGTTCTTCATTAGTTTCTCTTTTTAGATTATTCTATTCCTCTAAATCCAACCTTTCTGCGCGTAGACGCTCTAGGTCGCCATAACTTTCCTTATATTTATCTTCGCGACCTTGAGTGTAGAAATAGAATAAAACAAGAGCAAAACATAGTATTACAATAATCCAAGTAGTTGTCATGTTCTTATTCTCCTTTTTGATTTATTTTATTATAAAACAAAAAAAAGAAAAAGTCAAATTTTTTTAAAAAATTTGACTTTAAAATTTTAAGAGAGAAAATAGTCCATTATTTTCGCACCAACGGCATTACCGATAATATTGATTCCATATGCTGGTAAGAAACCAGAAGTAGAACTGAAAAGAAGTAAAAAAGTATTGGCTACACAATGTTCCATTCCGCACAATACAAATAATGCTACTGAAAGGAACATAACTAACGGGTGACCATTTTTATACGACTTTACTCCAATGTGAATCATAGCACCACATAAAATAGACTTGTACAATACCGTCCATAGATTGGCATTATATACGACTACTTTCGGTAATTCCCATCCGCACAATAAAGCAAAAATAGCAATTAGCGATGCTCCCCAATAATTACCGACTAAAACACCTAAAGCATTTAGCCAATCTTTGAAGGATTTACAATTACCGAACATACCAGTACATAATTTAAAATCATTTGCTAAAATAGCAAATAAGCCAAAGCAAAACAAAAAAGCACCAATAACTGGGTGCGGCGCCAGCATATTAGCCAACGCCGCAAGCCCAATACAAAGACCGCCGGCAAAGGATTTTTTATTCATTTTCTTTTAGCATAATTATATTTTGGTTGCTACTGCCACGCATTGGAAGGGTAGTATCTCGCAACTCTTCAATAAATAAACCATCAATAAGGCAAGTTGCAGTATTTAAAATATAATTACATTCCTTTCTATTTTTTAATATTTCATAATCATATCCAGACCAAATATAAATTTCAAGATTATGAAATACTTCTTTACATCTTTTAATTAGATATTCAGTCATTGGAACATTCATTGGATGTAAAGGTTCGCCACCAAGAATACATAACTTTCTCATTACTCCATTCGCATTCAAGGCTAAAATAATTTTTTGAATTAATTCCTCTGTAAGTTCTTCGCCATAATCAAAGCTTTGAGCTTGAGGATTATGGCAACCCTTACAATGTAAATCACAACCGCTTACATATACTGAAACACAAAAGCCGGGAGCCGCGGCAGTGTCATTATAGTAAATACCTGCTATCTTTCCTAACATAATATCACCTTAATGAGCGTGCTTTACACGGTCTTCTGTTTCCTTTTGCTTACCGTAATTAAAAGCAGTTTTGTAGTCATTTGTTAAATAACCAGTTACACGACGAAGACGCTGAATATTAGAACTACCGCATTCGGGACATTTATCGTTAATTTCATCACTGTAGCCACAGTTTAGACATGTATCAACTGGAACATTGATAGCAAAATAAGGAATATCTTTATTCATAGCATATTTAACTATCTGTTCTAGAGCATCAACATTATTCTTTACTCCACTTGGCATTTCTACATAAGTAATACAACCAGCAGAAGAATAACCAGTTAGTTGGCTTTCAATATCAATTTTTTCAAATGGAGATAGTTCTTTCCAGACTGGAACATGAATACTGTTGGTGAAATATTCGCGGTCAGAAACATTAGGAATAATTCCATATTTCTGCTGGAACTTTTTCATTGCTGTATAACAAAGGGACTCGGCGGGAGTATAATACACGCCAAAATTCAGTTTATATTTCTCTTTAAATTCAGCGCAACGTTCTTTAAACATTTGTTCAATCTTCTTGGCTAAGTCCATACCAGTCTTTTCTGTATGGTCATATCCTACAAGAATTTGTAATGTTTCTGCTAAACCTAACTGCCCAAGTGCAAGTGTGCCATGCTTTAAAGCAGACCGAATTCCTTCTTCTGGCACGTAACCTGCCATTGTGTTATTCTCATACATGAATTTCGCTGAGGACGCCGGCTGAGAGCAAATATATTCAAAACGTTCAATGAGCATATCTTTTGCTTCGCCAATTTTATAGTATAGCATATTAAGGAAAACATCTTCTAGGCTATCTTCATTGCCACCATCTTCCTCCCAAAGCTCACGTGCTTGCATTGCTAAAGTTGGTAAAATAATTGTTACAGGACAAATATTGCCGCGGCCATCTTTTAACTGACCAAATCCATTGATATCCCAACCATTGGCTGTGCGGCATCCCATGGTACTAAAATATGTACGAGGGTCATTTCTATCATAACCAGCATTGCCACTCCAATCACAATTAGCATAATTTGGATATAAACGTTTTGCTGTAGATTTTAGCGCTAAACGGAACATGTCATAATTAGGTTCATTAGTTTCCTGATTGACACCCTTCATACACTGGAAAATACCACAAGGGAATACACTTGTACGATGGAATTTTCCAACACCCTTTAAACTACCGCCAAGAATTGCTTCAATAGTCATACGTCCTTCAATAAGAGTACAAGTGCCATAATTAATGGAACTGAACGGAAGCTGATTTCCACTACGACTTTGTAGTGAGTTAAGATTATGATAAAAACCTTCAACGGCTTGATTTAACTCTCGCTTAGTCATATCCATTGCATATTCATAAACTTGAGGATTCGCTTCTTTACGATAGAAAGCATCGTCAATACTAGTATGTTCTACTTTGATTTGATAATCATTTACATCAATACTTTCATTTTCAAAGTATTTAATTCCGTCTTTATAATGCTTATAAAAACTTCTGCGAATATATGGAACCATTGTCCAATCCAAGTGTGTTGCACTTACGCCGCCAAACTGCATAAGACTCTGCAATTGGAAAAGAACGGCTACAAGTTGAAAAGCAGTATTGATACTGCCGGCAGGACGAATGTCTACTTGACGAGTATTGAAACCTTTGGCAAGTAAATCATCTAGCGGCATAGATAGACAGTTATGCATGCCTACTGCATAAGCAGACAAGTCATGAATATAAATTTCATTATTTAGATGATTCTTTCTTGAAAGCTCACTCATACAATGGTCAAGAGCATACTGCTTCATCATTTCATTAGAAGCTTCGCCAACGCGCCCGCCAAAAGAATGTTCATCTACATTAGCGTTAGAATTTTCTACGTTCTTCGCCATGAGCTTATCTGTCATTGCATCAATAAACTCAGTAGAACTATTGCGAGCAACTTCTCGCTTATATCTATATCTAATAAATTCACGAGCAGTTTTCTTATCGCGTTTCATTAGATGAATTTCAATTAAATTTTGAATATCTTCTACATGAATAATATTACCATTTTTCTTGGCATATTTTTCAATTTTTTTTACAATTGAAAAAGCGTATTTTGGAGTTTCTTCCCCATCGTATGCTTTAGTAATTGCTAAGATAATTTTTTCACCATTAAATTCAGTTTTGATTCCACTACGTTTAATAACTGTAATATTCATATTTTTCCCACCTTATTCAACCATTTCAACGCTTGAATAAATCCGTATTCTTGCTCTTCTACTACAAGAGTAGGAACCTGAAATATATGGGATTTTAGTATTTCGTCTACATCGGTTATTTCTTTGTATTGTAATTTCTTTTCAATAAGTTTTTGTTTAACTGTTTTACATTGATGTGAATTGATATGATAGAGTATAATCACTTGTGCATATTCCGCCCGCAATACTTACAACGTTCATGTTTGTTAATAGCAAAAGTACCGTCAGCATCAGTATGAGTGCATTCATTGCGAAGATGGGCGATGCGCGCATTGATATCTAAAGCCTCAACATTCAATTCAAAAGAAGACATTTGTAGTTCTCTTTTTCTTGCTTCAAGTTGTTCAATCTCAGTTTTAATTTCAAAATTAGTCATTATATAATCCTCCATATTCCTCTAGTATCTTTTAATTTATTTTTAGAATAAGAGAAGAATGGTTTCATAATTGGATGTTTATCTAAAAGTTGTTCTAGTTTTTCTTTTTGAAGTTTCGTTCTAAAAGAATCTTGTAATATAATATCCCAATCTTCATTATTAGCCCAAGATTTTATTGCTTTATAGATTTCAATATATGGATTATCTTCTTCAAATTTAGGATAATATATTTCTGCCATAATTGGAATATTTCTTGAGTAATAACTGAAAAGAAGATTTAAACAGTAAAGTATATTTTTTACATAAAAAGTATTGTTATACGCTTGGGCGCCGTAACATTTTCCTAAGTAAATATAAACACTAGAATTTTTTGTAATTTCACCAAGAAGTTTCATTTTGTATTTTCCAAAATATACTTCTAATTGATGAAGAGGAACAAAATAATCCAAGGCAATTTTATTCGCTCGACTTACTTTTTCATATTCTTCACGAAGAAAAAGAAACTGTTTCATCGTATGACATTGTATCATCTCTGTCATATGAATTGTACTTGGCCGCCTCTCAATAATTTTATCCAATATTTCCCAACAATCTTCATAGCCAAGAAAATCTTTATCATAAATATAGATTTTCTTTTTAGATGACATCGGCGGCACTGGTAATGTTTCTCCGTTTATTTTCGCTTGATAATAAATTGAATCTAAAAATGATAATGCTTTCGCTGAGCCAACTTTATCTTCGGCGATTCTTTTTTGTATTTCTTCTTTATAAAGAGATACGTCAGGAGCCATATGTTGAATTAAAGGTGATAAGACTTCACTCATATATTCTCCATAAAACTCAACATTATCATAAAAGAAAACTTCCGTAGGAATTTCCTCTACAATCTGATTTGTAAAGAAATAAACTTTTTCACAATTTAATATTTGTTCTAAAGAAGTAAGTAAACGGTAAGGTTTCTTTTCATATCGCTTCAAATAAGTTGCCATCTTCATCGCTTCAATGGAAGGAGGCGGCAACCCCCTTCCATGAGCGCGAGTTATAAAATCATAATCATAAATTCCTATCATACTTCATCATACCTCAAATTGGTAAATTCAATATCTTTACCATCAATCTTGGTAATCTTCATAATAGGAATCCTATGAAGGCTACCTTTATATGTTTTTGGAATAAAACTATCGCCGCGACGAATACCCTGAATATACAATAGATTTCCTCGCTGGAACCAACTGCGTTCCATCACATGCTTCTTGCCGTCTAAACCAACTTCAGAAATCTGTTTGTCATATTTAGCGAATTGATTTTTCCAAACTTTTACGTTTACAACTCCATCAGGAGTTAGCAAACTTACATTACCTTTCATCTTATTTTTATCAAGAACAGTTCCACAAATATGATATAAACGATAAAGTTTAATTTCTCCATTACCATCTTTCGCAGGGAAAGTTCTTTCAACTTCCGGTTCAAATGGTAAAGAATTAAAGTCAACTAAATCATATTTAATTCTATCCATATTTTTTAATTCATGTTCATGATAATAGAAAGACATAGATTCAATTTCATAACGAGATAAAGAAGCATTAGAATATTCTTCCAATTGTTCTTTAATTAGAGCAGTATTAAGTTCTTCAAGTAAAAACTCTTTGTTTTCTTTAATGAACGCTCCAAGAGGTTCAATTGCTTTTTTATACTGTTTTTCCCAAGCCTTAACTGGAAGAAGAGAACCATCGCCAATTAATACATCTGGATCAAATCTATCGCAATAATACTCTAATGCTTTGGGAGCCATTTCTATGTAATTTTTATCTTCTGTAAGATGCTTTCTTAAGAATTTATTATACATAAAAATTTCAGTGTATTCTTCTGCTTCTTCAAGAATACCATACTTCATTAACATAGGAACATTCGCCAATGTTAAGTTTGATTTTACGTCTGCCAAAGATGAAGCAAATTCTTTAATTGCTTTCATTCTATCAGGATAAATACAGTCAAAAGCGCCGCACTTTAACAGATTAAACATTTGTGTTTTATTTACTTTTACTTTAGACCTAAAATCTTCAATAGAAGAATATGGACGATTTGCAATAATTCTTTCAACTAAATCCGCTGAAATACGAGTAATATTACGAAGTCCACTCGCAATTGAATTAGATTCAACATCCGGAGTAAAACTAAAGTCAGACTTATTAATGTCTGGAGGTAAAACTTTTATGCCGGCTGTTTGGAACTTACCGATTGCCATAGCAATTTTACCAAAGTCAATACTCTTATTTTTCTTTTTCTTTTTCGCGGTTCTATCGGGCAAATCTTCATAATCATATTCTTCCCAATCTTCCGGCTCATAAATATCAACGATTTCCTCAACTTCTTCATCTTCAAGTTCAACTACTAAAGTTTCTTCATCGCCTTCTTCAGTTTCTTGAACGCCCGCGCTGTCTACGATAAGATTTGCTGTGTTCCAGAAAATGATAGGATATTTACAAGCCAAATTCATTTCTTGTAGAGCCACAAGAGAATAGCCTAATGTATGAGCCTGATTGAAACCATAACCACGGTTCATCGCAATTAGAGTATTCCAAACATAATTACAAAGATTTACAGAAAGATTTTTATTTTTCATGTTTTCAAAGAACTCAGCAGTGAGTTTTTCATATTCCTTGGGATTCTTCTTAGCAATAGACTTTCTCAAACGGTCAGCCCACTGCAATCCAAAACCACCAATTTCAGGAATCTGAACTAACATCATAAACTGTTCCTGTGCGATACACAAACCAGAAGAAGCATCAAGTTCTTTATGTAAAAGTTGACGTTCCTGCTCAGTTAGACCAGCCTTAATCATTTCAGTTTCCCAAGCATTCAAGTTCTTACGAAAACGAGCATATTTTTCAATAGGAGTTTCCGCGCCTTTTTCTTGCGCCATTAGACGAATAACAGAATTTAACGCCGCCAAGTCGTCAACGTTCTGCGGCTTTGTTGCTGCGATACCTTGAATACCAGAAGACTGTTCCATCTGGAACAAACTAACAATCTCATGATTCCAAACTTTTTCCCACATTGATGGGTCATCACGTTCAATGTTATATACACCAATTACTTTTTCATATGTATCTTTTAAAGTTTTTTCTTCTTTGATAAAACCATATTTGATAAGTAATTCAAGGCAAACCTGAATACGGTCCATACCTTCAACAGAAAGTGCGTCATACTTAATAAGACTACACTTCTCAAGGTCATGAAGTTCAAAACCACTAATTACAGTACCATCAGGCGCTCGCATAAGTGAAGCAGTTTCTGTAAACGGTTCATCATTAAATACTACGCCGCCAGCATGAATACCGGCGCCGCAGATAAGTCCTTCAATCTTCTGAGCAATTTCCCAAAGTTGAGGATGACGATTCATTTCTTCAACGAAAGTCGCATTGGGTTTCATTTCGTTTTCTTCATCGCCATAATACATCTGCTTCAAAGTAAACAACTGACCACGTTCTGCTCCAACTAGTGAAGAAAGATACTGACCTTCTTCCGGCGTCATATCCAAACCACGCGCCGCGGTTAGAATAGCACTCTTAGATTTTTCAGTTCTTAGAGTAAGAACGTTACAAACTCTATCTTCACCATAAGTTTTACGAAGATGGTCCAATACATTTTTTCGCTTCAAACCTGAAACGTCAAAGTCAATATCAAGAACACTAACACGTTCGGGATTCAAGAAACGCCAAGGATACATAGTGGTTTTTTCACGAAGTGCATTCATTTGGATAATATCCAAGCAATACAACAAAAGAAAACCGCCACCAGAACCGCGAGCTGGACCAACAATAGTTCCTGCATTCCAACATTCCTCAATAATCTTCTGAAGATTAAGATAATAAGCGCTCCATCGTGCTTTATTTACTTCACTTGAAACCCAAGTCATTTCCAAGCATTGGTTTAATGCTTCATATGCCTCTTTATTCTGAAGGTCAGAATGATTTATAATACCATCAATTACAGCAAAAACAAGTTCATTATCTTCCTTGTAAGATGACTTTACAAAGTTTTCTAAAGCAGGCATATAAGAAACGTATTTTTCTACTTCAATAGTATTTCTTACATTATAACTTTTCCAAGGCAAGCAAGGAATACGAAGCGGTCGCTTGATTGAAAAATCTTCACACATTGAAGCAATATGATTAATATTTTCATAAGCCTCATCAAGATAAGGACGAGTAAGATACGGAAAAAAACTTTCAAGTTCTTCCGTTCCCATCATATAAGTTGTTTCATAGAAAGCCTTTACTTCGCGGTCGCCATCCTGAGAATTAAGATACTTTTCATGAATAATAGCATCTTCTTTCTTAAGATAATGACTATCAGTCGTGATAATTATCGGCAAACTCAATTCATCATGTAGGCGACAAATATGTAAGTTTACGATTTCTTGTTCTCTATTTTTAGAAGGTTGCATCTCCAGATAGAAGTTGCCTTCACCAAAAATATTAACCATATACTTACACCAATTTACCGCAGTTTCCCAATACTTCTCATCACCAGTATTATAATATTTTAAAAGAAACTTCGGTAACTGACCGCCAAGACAAGCCGTGCTGGCTACTAAATGGCCAGGATTTATAGCAACAATATCTTTCAAATCCTTATAATAAGTCGGTACACGACGCAAACGACGAGATACATAAGACCGCAACCAAGCCCTTGTAGAAAGTTCACAAAGTTGCTTATATCCTTCAGCGTCTTTTGCCAAAAGAATAAAGTGGTAATAATCATCGCCGCGTTCTTTATTGAAATTATTCGCGTTTAGACCATTACGAGTAAGATAAATTTCATTACCACGAATGACTTTAATTTTATCTTTTACTTTTTCATAGTATTCTTCAACTTGAATATAACTACTAAGGCACTCATGGTCGGTAATCGCAACACATGAGTGCCCTAATTCAATAGCATAATCAATGAGAGAAGATACCTTGTTTATACTATCACGAAGCCTCAGGTTGCTAAAATCTGTATGATTATGTAAACTTCCTGGGTATGATTTATTACTCAATCTTATCTTCCTCACTTTCTTATTTTTTATATTATATTATAAAATTTCAATTTTGTCAAAAATCATCAGAAGTATCACGAATTGACCAATCTTCAATTCTAATTTGTGGAGTTTTCTTACCAGCCCATTCGTTTACCGCAATTGTGCCATAAACAGTAATTTCACAGCGGTCATATTGTTGAATTTCGTCAATAAAATCAGTATCCTTGAAACGAACATACTCAACTCCATTGTGTGTCCATTTGGCACTACTTTTATCTGCTCCCATAATAAAAAGATTTTTTACTGGAACATTTTCAACAACAACTTTTGGTTCATATACGTCATTTCCCCAAAGGCTTCCATCACTAGCAAGGTTTAGAGCCAAGTTAGAGAAATTTTCATCTTCGGTAAAAATGTAATCTACTGAATAAACGTTTTCCAAACCTTTGTCTGAAATCTGAGTATTAGCATATGTTAATAAGCTGTCTAGATTCTTTTCATGAACAGATACACCGGCGGCATTCGGGTGTCCTTCTACATATTCCATAATTCCGCTATCTAGCAAGAAAGATTTAAAATCTGGAACTTCTTCAAAATTCTCATTGCCGCGCAGAGAACCCTGTAAGAAACCGTTATCATTCTTTCTAACAACAATACAAGGACGACCATATTTACTTACAAATTGTGTAGCAAGCAAACCAGTAAGTTCCTGTGGGATTTTATCTTCTTCAAATACTTCAATTACAATAATTTTATTTTCAAGCAAATCAAACTTATGAATCCTGTAATCCAAAAGTTCCTCTGCCTTATCTTTAATTCTATTCTGGCGAGAGCGAGCGTTGGTAGCAAGACGTGCAGTTTCAACAGCGATCTTTTCCATATCACCTTGCTTGGCTCCTCGCTTACCACTTTGAACCAAATCATCAGGATGAATAAAGGCTTCAAAAAGCATATTTTTTTCATCCATTGTACCAACACGAGTAATAGCATTGATTAGTGGCGCAATATAAAAAGCCACCTTCATATAATCCATGCCTTTTCCACCGGCTTTACTTAGAGAAAATTCTTGTGCTTTAATAAAAGCCTTAAAGCCACCATTCTTAATATTTTCTTCTTTTAAGCCTTCTGTAATATAATATCGCGTTTCCAAATTTGTTGGAGACATACAATCGGCAATATTAGCAAGCGCGCATAGGTCAATATATTCTTTTCCATGTTCTGACTCAAGATATTTATCCATTACTTGAAGGAACTTGTAAACAACACCAGCGCCACACAATCCTTTATTAGTATACTTTTCTGAAAGTTGATTATTTACTACAATAGCATACTTACTATATTCGGGCGCATCATGGTGGTCAATAACTAAAACTTCTTTGCCATTTTCTTTCAATTGTTTATGTTCTTCAATATCAAAACTTGAAGCATCAGGACAAATAATTAAATCATAATCACTTTCAAGAACTTGATTAATAATATCGTCTAATCCATGAGCCTTGTGTTCATGACAAATATAATCAATTGTAGCATTTGGAAAGAAATGCTTCATATAATTATACATCATGGCAGAACTGCAAAAACCGTCAGCATCACTATCAACAACTAATAGAATAGCATTATCATTCTTCAAATGCCATAGTAGTGAATGGGCGGCATCATCAATATTATCAAGTAGATAAGGACTTAATTCATATTCTTTAGAGGGATAAACATATCCTTCTATATCTTCAACGCCACGGGCATCTAGTAGCCATCCTAGGCAAGTTTGAGGGTCATGAGGTAGTTCGTGTAATAGTCTATATTTCATTTGAAAATAATCTCTCCATTCATACAATTTTTATTCTTTTATTAAATAAGGTTTCAAAAGTTTTTAATCCTCTATCAATTGGGCTGTCTTTTTTATTCAAAAGCCCGTGTTCGTCAAAAATATAATAAAAGGTTGCAAGACCTTGATATTTTTTACATTTATCAATAAGCTTCTGACGATATTTTTTTCCTTCTTCACTATAAGGTTTATCATATTCTTTGTCAAAAGCCAGTGTAATTTCTGTAACCCCCAATTTCTTAACGAGCAAGTTGATTTGAAAACGATTCAACTGGGAACCGCATGTTGCTACTGCTGTACTGAAGTTTCCATAATAGCTATTAGATAACAACACACTTTTCTCTCCTTCAAAAAGGATTGCTCGTTTTGTCATTTGTATTGCTTTTTTATTTTCATTTATTCCATACAAATTGAAACCGAGAGGATGGCGATATAATTGTTCACCTAAAAGAACCGGCTGATATTTGCCTTTTTGTATATCTTCTTCTTCAATTGCTCTTCCGCGAATACCGACCAATTTACCCTCTAAGTCATAATGGGGGATTATAATTTTATTTTGAGAAAGAGAAAAACGAATATTAAATTTATCCATTGATTCACCGCTAATTCCATCCCGCAACCAAAGTGGATGACGATATGGAATAAAGCAATCCATTACATAAGGTTTATATTCAGGTAAATCTATGAAATCAATTTTTTCTGTTTTTTCTTCTTTTTCCTTTTTATGATAAGTTTCTATTTCTAAATCTGTATCAGTTACAAACTGACGAATGTAATCTTCCGCTTCAAAATAAGTAACTTCATAATGATTGATAGCCATATAACGTCTATACAGCTCAATAATATTAAAGTTTTCACTACATTCTGTATAACAATGAAAATGCCTATCTTTATCATAATAATAAAGTTTCATACTTTCTGCTTCATCAAGCGGGTTGTGACAAATAGTAGGACAAACAAGATATCCATCTTGTTCATCTATATCTTCAACACCGAGACTTTCAAGAAAAGTAACCACATTTTTCATAGTAAGTTTTTCAACTAGACTATGGCCGCCTAAGCCATTTTTAATTGCTATATCATCATAGAAACTTGCTTCAAAACACATTAGAACTCATCTTTCCTTTCTAAATATGCTTTCACTTTTTCCAAACTCCATTCTTCTGAGAAATTAGAGTTTGGGTAAATAAGTTCATAAGATTCAAAAGTAATCTCATGATTATTGTCATCGGTAATAAACAAATCTTCTCTTCGTCCATTACCAAGATTATAATAAGACCAAATACGAGTACCTTTAAAACGTCCGCTACGAATTTTATAAATATCTGTTACATGAGTCGGCGCTTTGCCACAACGATTTGCTGATTCAGAAACTTGTTCCAAATCTGTTGGTTCAACACGAGCAATAATACAACCAATATCAGCCTTATCTACAACGGCTTTCGAACCACGAATCATACGCTGGTCTCGGCGCTTACCATCTGTTGCTAAACCATCACCATTCAACTGTGTACTTGTCATAATGAAAACATTATAGGTTTTCGCAATTTCTTTTAACTGGTTTGCCAACAACATTAGAGCAACATCTTCACGAATACCGGCATGACTAAATTGATTAATCAATGACGGCGAAGAAAAAATATAGTCATAAAACACGTAATGAACATCATCAAGAAGAACGTGTTTCTTAATCGTAGCCTGAACGTTATTCAAGTTCGGGTCGTTAATTTCTTCAAAAATCAAATATTTACTATAATATTTAATAATTTCTGCAGCAATCATAAGTCTTTGCCTTTCCGCAGGAGTTAAAATATTACTAACAATTCTGTTTTCCTCAATACCAGAAACATACGCAAGAATCATAGTTCTAATTTCTCGCGGCACCTGTTCTGTCATAATATACAAAACTTTCTGAGGAACAACATCTTTCATATATACAAAACTATTTTTCTTTGTATCAAAAATAATAGGGAAAATCAAACCGCAAGCATCAAATACACTTGATCTTGACTTACCAATACCAGTACCCGCAGAACGAATATACATCGTACCTAAACGAGCGCCGCGAACAATAGAATTAAACATATGCCCCTGAAGTTCAGCGCCCTGGTCTGAAAATTCACCTAATGAAGCAATTAGTTCATCAATTCCATCGCCCATATATTCTTGTGAAACAGAAGCTACAGTATGTCTTGCTTGTAGGTCAGTAAACTGTTTTTCTACATATCCAAGAATATCTGCTTCTGTTGCTTCTTCAAATCGCTGAATCGTTTCAAATTCTTTACGACTGCCCGCCTGACAACTTGTAAAATCATAAGGTTCTACATTATAGCCATGATTCAACAAATCACGAAGAAGGGATGTTTTCTTTAACTGATTGTAATAAATTTGGAAACTTTCGGGATGCCCACGTTCAAGACAATTCTCAACTACGCTGGGACCGTTTGAGCCAAAACTTTTCTTAATAGATGGATATTGTTCCAAATAAGTCATAATCATATTACAATCAATATTTCTGACTTCTTCATTTGCAATACCATTTACCGCAAAGAAAATTGCTCTACAAACTTTATTTTCATTATGAAAATCATCCAAAGTAATTTTAGACGGAACATTGTGTAAAAGAATTGGTTCTCTCATTATACTGCCAAGTACCTGACAATACAAATCTTGATTATTTAGTTCCAATACCAATCCGCTCCTTTACACATCTTCTGGGTTTATTTCAAGTATTCCTCGTTTTTTATCACGAGTTGTATTTATCTTTTCAATCCTACGACCAATCGCAGGAGTTTTTTTAGCAACTTCTTGTGCCTGATGGGCTCTTCGCTGGTTTTCCAAATACCACGCTTTTGCCTCTTCTTTATATCGCGGCACCAATGTAAGAGAATATCCATATGGTGCTAGTTGTTTTACGTCATAAATATAGTGAAGAATAGAAGAAATTTGTTTATGTGTCATTCCTTCTTTTTCTCTAAAACGTTTTAGTTCTGTCATTTGCTGAACATTAGGATAAGAAATATTGAATATTCTTTCTATTGTTTCATACAAATATTCTTTATCTTCTTTTTCTTTTTCTTTCTTAGCATAAGAAAGCCGACATTTATCGGAACATAAATATTCATTTGTCATATCTACATAATAATAATTATTATGCGTTATGGTTTGTTTACACTCTTTACAGACAATCATATTTTAACCGCCTTTCTAAAAATATTATATCACAAATTTTTATTTATGTCAAAAATAAAGGCTCGGGAAGAACCCGAGCCTATGTAATTTATTTATAGGATTGTCTTAAACTCTTCAATTACAAGCTCAACAAGGTCCTGCTGTTCTTCAGTTGCCTTAGACAACTGGATATCCTGACCAAAGATTCTACGAATAGCATTCTTCATTTCTTCCTTGCCAGCGTCGCTCTTTACTTCAATAATCTTCTGCCACAATTCACGGGCTTCATTCATTGTTTCGCCAAAAGGACGAGCGGTATAATTAGGAAGAATAGTCTTGTCAGTTGCCTGAGCGCCATCTACATTTACCTGCTTATCAATGGCATCACCAATAGCATTTACTAGTTCAGTATAACCGTCCTGATTGAAAGAAATACGAGGAGCGATATACTTATAACGAGAACCAGCGAAGATATTGGGAGTAGCGCGAGTATATAGATAGCGGTTAGTTGAACCATCCTGATTCATCTGAGTGGATAGATACCCGATGATGTCAACGAGACCATTGATAATACTATATGCCGCACTGGGTAGGTCAGGAGCTACGGCGCGAATCTGTTCACCATTCTCATCACGCATTTCAGTAGCACGTTCCTTTTCGTGAGCGATGAATAGAATACCAAAGCCAAGCAAAGAAATCTCACGCCAAGTTTCCTGGAACTCATTCTTCACCAGCTTAAAACCGCCGCCCCAAGGAATTTCACTAATCTGCTGTACGCCATTCTGCTGACACACAAACTGTTCACAAAGATTATAAGCAATACCAGCAGTATCAACTACAATGGAATCATACATATCCTTTGCGCGAGGATCGCGAAGCTGACGAAGAACTGACTTCATATCAGTCCACTTAAAAATGGGGACACCACGAATACCATCTAGGGCGTTAGTACCCTGTTCAAACTGAAGGAACAAACTACGAGGAAGTTTACTACCAAAAGTAGACTTACCAGTCTTGGGAGCACCGTAAATTAGAATGTACTTACCCTTTAGGTCTCTAGAAATTTTTGAAGGTTCAATGTTAAAAATATCAATTCCAGCCATAATTATTTATCTCCTACTTTATAATACAATACCACACCTTTCGGGTAAAAGGTTGGGAAGATTATTCTTCCCAACCATAGTTGCCAGTTTCAACAGCGGGCTTCGCAGCCTTCTGGGTAGCCTTACTACGGGCTTCCATCTTTAGCTGTTCCTTACGGTTATTGCGATCAGCGTTTACTACCTGAATATCTTCAGGAGCATAAGCCATATCCTCATCAAAGGGTTCGTCAGAACCATGAGTGATAATTAGTTCACGCTTTACCTTAGTAGTAGTCTGAGGAATTGCTTCGCCCCATGCGTTGTCGGAATGATAATTAGTAACGGTTTCAGAAGTATAACGAATACGACCGACAACATTTACAGTATCATTCATATTCCAATTACGCTCAATGTAATCAACGGCAGTGGGGTCTTCTACATAGAAGTCAAGACAATCTAGCTTTCCACCATACTGAATTACGCCGCCACGAATCTTTAGACGACCAGTCTCTTCACCTTCAGCAGTCATTTCACGAGTCATGGCCATAATAAAAATGTCCATATTGAAAGTGGCGCAATCGGCATTGCCAGGAGCTTCGCCGCCACGAACTTCATTGAAGAAAGAAGAGTTGATGCGCCAAGAAGAAACTACCTGTTCTCCATCGCGACCGACAAACATATTTTCACTGATGTTACCGCTCTTACCCGCTACACGAATACGAGAAGCTTCATCATAACCATAATTCTGAATAGACTTAAACTGAGAAGTTAGCTGACCTACACTTTCATAAGCAGGATTAGAAGTACCATCCTTCTTAAACTTCATGGCAATAAACTGAACAGGGATTTCACTGATTTCACCCTTGCCACCATAGGTCTGCTCTACACGAATAGTTACCGTACCAGCACGATAAGGTTTGCCACCGTTCTTGGAAGTACCCTCACGAACTACAACATCATTTAGCTTACCGGTAATAGTTACTGCATTATTAGACTGTACATTAATAGACTTAGACATAATTTAATTCATTCTCCTTTTTTAATCATTATAAAACTGCATTTCGTTTGGCACGTTCCAACTTGGCTTGGGCTCGTGCTTGTTTTCTTAAAGCGGTTGCTTCCGCCTTTTCCCGAGCGATTTTACGCTCTTCTTCTACTGGGTCAAATTTCAGCCCAGCTTCATTAATTTTTACCCAACGAATTTCAGTGGGTTTTCCGCCAGCATTTAGAGGTTTGAATACTTCCAAACGCTCTTCTGCTAAGCCTTTTCGTAGCAAACCATTTACTGAACCAGTAACGGCTGCCATAGAAATATCCAACTTTTCTACAAGTTCATGCTTTGTAAATTCTTTTTCTGGATGTTTCTGTAAATAATCTAATACCTTTTGAGAGTTCTCTGTCATAATAATATTCTCCAATGGATATTTCTTTGTTATATTATAACATTAATTTTCGTTACTGTCAACTTTTTCTTGCGAGAAATTTTCCTCAACAAGTTTCGCCTGCTTTTCAGCATCAGTTTCTTTGGCGATTTCAAACAGTTTAGGGATTAGATTCGTATCATACTCATTGACAATTGCTGCCCAAGTATTGATATTTTTAGCAAGGATTTCACGGCTAATGGTAGCGCCAGCGTAAAGATAAACATAATCAAGACCACTAAGTTCTTCGCCATTACGAATCTTATCTTCAAGAGCACGGAACTTATCAGTCATTTCCGCCGTCGCCTTAATATCAGCATCGGCGTCATTTTTCTTCAATACATCCATTGCTTTTTCGCCATTGATAGCACCATTGCGGGCTACCAAGGCAAATAGTTCACGATACTGTTCACTAATCATACTGTAATTTCTTCTCCTATTGTTAGGATTTTCCGTTCTTTTTCTACTTGAGTTCCCATAGTGGCAATACCAGTAGGCTTAATAGGTTTTACGACTTTGATAAAAGGTTTGTTTAAATCAACCCAATAACAAAGATTACCTTCATCATTAGAAAGAAGCACATTTACTACCTTATCATCCGCCCGCAGTTTTAGACACTTGGTGCCATTACGACCACCAAAATTATAATCTTTTACATTGGACTTTTTGATATAACCACCCTGAGTTCCAAAGTAAATAAACGAATACTTATTTAATTCTTCCACACACCTTACATCAATGATGTTTGAAACTTTAAAGAATTGAGAAAGTTTTAAAGGTTTTTCGGTAATATCACTTACTTTACCTTTATACATCTTACCATCATTGGAAAAACCAATAATAGTTCCAAGATTTGTAGTATCCATAATTTTGCCACTTAGACGCTTTTTAGTGATAGAAATATTTCCATCAACTACTCGTACCATAACAGGATACTCTTCTACTTCCTCTTCTTCCGCCTCAATGATATTAGCAACTTTCGTACGGCGATTGTCACCGAACTTTGCTGCGACTTCATTTAGACACTGGATAAGAATCTTATTTAGTTCTAGGGGTGTGTTTAATATGTGGTGAAGTCGGTCAATTTCTACGCTATTTTTTTCCAGTTCGTCATTAATTTTGACCGCTTCTAATTTTGCCAATCGCTGAAGTTTAATATCCAAAATTGCTTTAGCTTGGTCCTCATCTAATTTATAGGTATTCATCAATTTATACTTAGCATCATTCGCACTTTCACTATTTCTAATTAATGCAATAACATCGTCAATGTGTGCGATGGCGATAAGTAAGCCTTCAAGAATATGATTCCTATACATTAGACTATCGTATTCATATTGAAGTTCTCTGGTCTTACATTCACGAATGTGTTCAATATAAGCCTGACAAGCATCTTTCCAACCAAATACACGAGGAAAGCGACCATGGTCAAGCATAATCATGTTGATACTAAACCAGTTTTCAAGAGAAGTATCCTTGTAAAGTTTCTTCATCATTACAGAAGGATTTGCGGTTTTGGAAAGATAGATACGAATGTCGGCGTATTCTTTCGTATGATCTACTACTCGGTCAATACCATAATTTTCATCTTCATTCGTAAGTTTTTCCAACTGTTCCATAATAGTGTTAGTATATACACTATATGGAAGTTCTGTTGCCTTAATCATATTCTGCTTCGCATCGTACTCTAAATTGGCACGCAAACGAATAGAAGAACCCTTACCATTTTCAAGACTTTTACGAACTTCCGCGGCATTCGTAATTGTACCACCAGTTGCAAAATCCGGAGCGCAATAAATCTCACTGAAATCGCAATTAGGATTTTCAATCAATTTTACAAGCGCGCTATTTACTTCTCGCAAATTGAACTGCGGCACAGAGGTAGCCATCGCTACTGCAATACCACTACAACCATTTACAAGATTCCAAAATCCAATGGAAGGAAATACAGAAGGAATCTTTTCTGTATCATCATAGTTATCATACCATTCAGCAATAGCATTTTTCTTTAAACCATCAAAGAAGTAATCAGCCAACTCTCCACTTCGCATTTCAACGTATCGCTGAGCAGAATGATCATCCGGAGAACATGGAGAACCATAGGAACCTTGTGCTTCTTCCAAAGGATAACGGTATGCCCAGGGTTTTGCTGAACGAATAAAAGCATCGTACATCGCGGCATCACCGTGTACATAACATAACGACATTGCCGCGGCAACTGACTTCTGAGCCTTCTGAAATTTATGTTTATGAGTAAGTTTATCGTGATACTGGGAATACAAGCCCTGTCGCAAACCAATTTTTAGTCCATCACGAACGTCTGGAATAGATCGTTCCTGTGCGACAGAAGCACCATATTCAAGGAATGCCGATTCAATTGTACTTTTAAAATCTGTTTCGTATATCACTATGCTTACTCCTTTCTTTTTATTATTTATATTATATTATAAAATTTTGATTTTGTCAATTTTTTGTTTGTCGGCAAGACCATCAGTAGTATCAAAAGTTATCTCTTCTTTATCAAATAGGTCAAATTCATCAAGTTGATACCAGCCATCATGACCAACCTTAGCCGGATACCAATAAGTACCATCATAAAGATAGCCATCTACAATAATTTTTTTAATAACTGTTTTATAGCACAAACAAGTAAATTCATCTACGACTTCAACTTTATCATTATATTTTCTATAAACTCTTAAATCGTTTTGGCTATAATAAACATTTGTATTAATATGATGTTCAATTCTTTGGGAAAAAACGGAACCAACTTTATAATTTTTTTCTAATTCTTCCAAAGTAGAAAATTTATATTGTTTTTCCATAATAATCCTTTCAAAAGTCAAATTTTAATATATCAAAGACAACATTCATTATATTTATCATAACCTTTAGAAGCGGTTGGAATAAATATAGCAAAAGTCTCTTGAGTTTTTAAATCAAAATATATTATATTTGATTGCGCGTAATCTATCATTGCACCTTGAAATCCTATATCATAAGACTTAGGATAAGTGTCAATATAATTAGCAAATTCTTTTTGAGTTACTCTTTTAAAACCAGGAATATTTTTTACTTTATAACCATTAGGTAATATTTCTTCGTTCATTACTTTTATATTTATATGACCGGTACGTTGTAGTCATCCAACCATTTGCTTCTTCATCTTTTGGAGCAGTTTTAATAATAATAACTGGGAAGGGATATGATTCCATATCCCATTCCACATTGATTTCCTCAATTACTTCTTTATCCATTCAAAACACTAAAATCGACATTCTCAAACAAGAATTCTCTTCTCGGGTCAACTTTTGTACCCATCAGCATATTCAGACTTTCCGCGGCCTCTTCAAAGTCCTCGATAGTAAGAACTTCCAAACGGCGATTATCAGGATGAAGCATAGAATCCTTTACATCTTCGGCACTCAACTCACCAAGACCTTTAAAACGTGTACGTTCCCAACCCTTATGGGTTTCTTCAAGTTCACGAAGTTCCTTATCATTATAAGCAAACACTGCCTGCTTGCCCTTAGACAACTTATACAACGGAGCCTGCAACCAACATAAACGACCTTCAGTGATAAACTCCGGCATAAGAACAAAGAACATGGTTGCAATTAGACACATAATGTTCTTACCGTCAGTATCAGCATCGCTTGCAATCGCAACCTTACCGTAATTTAATTTCTTAGAATTATATTTTTCTTGAATACCACAACCAAGAGCAACAATAATATCGCTTACTTCCTGATTCTCCAAACATTCGGCAAGAGGATGTTTCAATAGATTTTTCACTTTACCACGAACGGCATAAAGTGCTTCATTCTCAATATTACGGGCGGCGATAAGACGTCCCAAAGCGCTATTACCCTCGGTGATAATTAGCATGCTATCCTGTCCATGCTTTTCGCAATCCTTGAACTTATCAGGCATTGCTACTTTACGGCGGCGAGCAGATGCTTCTTTTTTTTCGTGATTTAGAATAGCTTCACGAGCCTTTTCTGCGGCGGCGTCTGCTTTGGCGATTTTCTTCATTAATTCTACAATTGAGTCGAAATCACCAGGATATTCTTCCTTCATTTCTTTCAGAGCATTATTAAAAGCATTAGAAGCCAGCGTGCGAAGATTAGCATTGTTGATTTTACTCTTTGTCTGATTGGCGAAAGAAGGATTAGCAACCTTACAATTGATTACATAAAACAAGCCTTCACGAATCTTATCGCCATCAAATTTTTCATCAGCAAGGTTATTAAAAGTCTTAGTAATAGAAGCCTTTGCGCCAGTAATAGGTGAACCACCTTCTGGACAACGCAAACCATTTACGAAAACATAACCTTCTTCTTTTCCGCGACCCCATTGAAAAGCAATTTCTACAATATCAATTTCATCAGATACAGTAGCAGTGATAATAGATTTATGAAGAGGAGAATTGTTATTGTCTTTTACAAAATCAACAATACCATTCTTAGCACAATAAGTTTTCTTATCTACAACCTCGCCATCAAAAATGCCAGTAATAATAAATTCAATACCAGGATAAAGATAAGAAATATCTTTTACATCTTCGCAAATACGTTCATAACTAAACCCAATCTCACCATTAGAAAAGACTTCTGGGTCTGGAATAAAAAATACTTCTGTGCCATCTTTTTTATTAGTGGTAGCCTCTTCATAATTGGTAAGCAGACCATCTTCAAAAGAAGCAGTTGCCATAAAACCTTTGCGATAGGATTTTACAATAAAATTCTTAGAAGAAAGACATACACAAGAACCACCTACGCCATTCAAACCCGAGGAATTTTTGTAAGCATCTTTATTAAACTTACCACCAGTATGACTTTTGGTGTAAATAGATACCAAAACATTCTCGCCATCCTCCCTCTTTCCAAAGGGAACACCACGTCCATAGTCGCGGACAGTAATAGCATTAGCATCTTCATCAACAGTGATTTCAATTTTCTTACCGTATCCGGCAAGGGCCTCATCAGTAGAGTTATTTAGGATTTCTTTGAAGGCTTGATAAGTTCCTTCAATATCATCCGAGCCGAGATACATTTGAATACGCTTACGAACACCTTCTCGGAAAGTTAGGCTTTCAATAGAGTTTATTCCGTATTCCAAACTTATCAACCTCTTTTCATCATTTATAAATATATTATAACATAAAATTTTTATTATGTCAAATTTTTACCAACTCTCAAGGTCTGTGATATCTTCTTCTTCACCACAATTATTACATTTTACTTTATAAACCATACCAACACCAGTTCCCACAAAAGAAATACTAAATCCCTCATGAAAATTACCGCATCCTTTTTCATAGTGCTTGTGGGTAAAGGTATCAAACCTTTTGCTTTCTACATCTGTAAAGCGAAAAGGCATACGAGCAATTTCTTCATCCTTCCGGCGCATTTCATCGCGCACTTCTGCCATTACTTCTTCATGAGTTTTATTTGCTTCTTCACGACATTCAGAGGCGACATTTTTGTAATAATTAATTGTATTAACAATTTCTTCAGCAAGAGATTCGGCCTTCCAAACACGTTCATAAGAACCATTATTAAAATAATAAATAGAATTACCATTTGATACCGGTATCATTTAAGTTCTCCTTTTCTTCTTTATGAATAACAAATTTTTTCACAATATCTTCTGCCTTAGGAGAAAATTTACTGCCTTTACCAAGTCCGTAAATTTGACACATACCAACGTTCCTATATTTACATTCCTGCTCACAACCATAAACATAATAAGCGTGCTTACAGTAATCACAAGGCTCAGCATTGCGACTTTCAATTAGATTGTAAATTCTTAGTAAATCATAGCGAGAATAATTATCATCTTTTCCGTCAAGAAGATGACGCTCTTCACACATTAGAGCATCAATTTCACGTTCATATATTGTATCACAACAAGTACATTCATAATAAACATGTTTAAAAGGCATAGCTATTCTCCTTTCATTACATATAAATTATACAACAAAATTTTATTTTTGTCAAAAAAATAAAGGGCGCTTACGCGCCCAATATTAGTCAAATTTGTCGGCTAGTTTTGGAACCTCACCGCGTTCTGACTTAACAAGTTTTACCATACCGAAAAGAGATTCATCTTGTAGAACATTAATTGTACAATTTATACCATTGTTTGCTTCAAAGATTTTAGCATCAACTTGCTTAATATCTCCGCAGAAAATAATCTCACTACCATTCTCAATACGACTTAGTAATAATTGAACATGCTCTTTTGTTAGGTTCTCACCTTCATCACAAAGAACAATACTTCTATTAATACTACGACCGCGAATGTGAGAAATTGGGAATACTTCAACTATACCTTCATCAAGCATTTGGTCAAGCATCATCTCGCCGCCAATATGGTCGGCTAAGCACATTGCCCAAATTTTTGTTTTATCGCGTAAATCGCCAGGGAGATAACCAACATCTTTGGTATTTGCCGTAATGATATTATTACGAACAAACACTAATTTATCGTATTTACCTCGCCCGATTTGTTCAAAAGCATAAGTTAAAGCAAGTAGAGTTTTACCGCTTCCCCAACCACCGACAAGTAACTTAACTTTAATATCTTGATTTAGAAGTAAGTCAATTGCCATACGCTGTTCTATATTACGAGCCTTAATTTTTTCACCAATATAAGCATTCTTTAATTCACGGTCATGTAAGGCTTCATACTTGCCATTACGCCATACAACAACATCAATAATTTCGTTGTTTTGTTTTAGAACACAATATTGATTTTCTTTGGCTCCAAGAACATTGCCATTTTGGTTGTTATAAACTGAAGTTAGAACGGCATCATTTAATTCATAATGTCGCCATCCAGTAAATAGTTCATTGGTATTTTCTTGGGAAATATAGTACTCTGGTTTTATTTGTGGAAATTTATCTTTGATAATTAAGTATTGACAAGCATCCTGAGTAATAAAAACAACATGATATTTTTTTGTTAAAAGTAAAGCCTCAGCAATAAGATAACTGTCATTTTTATTTGTTAAGAAAGAATATTTCTTCATTACCTTATCAATTGCACGTTGTGGGAAAATTTCATGCTCCCATTCTCCGTCATTATCCATTAGGAAACGAATAAGTTTGCGAGCCTTATATTTCACATCATTATCTTTGGCGGCGGAAGTTTTAATATGTTCCAACTCGTCAAGAACAATACTGCTAATATAAGAGATTCCATATTCCATATCTTTGTAAGCACCAGAGAGTAAAGCACTAGTATCGTAGAAATAAATTGTTTGTTTATTCTTCGTCATTTAAATCATCTTCCCCAATAATAACATCAATTAAGCCTTTTTCTTTTGCTTCGCTCGCAGTTAGATACCATTCAACACGAGCGTGCTTATCATATTCTTCGGCAGTTATATTGGTTCCATTGATGATGTATTCACGAATCGCCGCGTCAGTTTTCTTTTGATATTCAATATAATCCATAGCGGCGGCGGAATTATCATCTAAATTAAGCCGGCCAGGATGGAATAAGAAAAAAGAAAACGGATAGCATTTTTTAGTTACATTTGGATTTTTGTTGCCGGCACATAAAAATAAGGTTCCCATGGAACAACTATAACCATAAACAATAATTTCCAAAGGCTTACGATAATTATCAATAATATTATTTAAAATCAAACCGTCGGCTAAACTACCGCCGGGAGTAGAAATAATTAAAGTTACCTTATCCATATCACTATCTTCTTCAAATCGTTTCAATGGCAAAATAACTTCTTCTACAATTTTGTCAGCAACAACATTATTGAAAAGAATAGTCCTATGATTTAATAGACTATCATAATACTAATAGTCTTTTGGGTCTAACCTAGTTTTACCTAACTCTTCTACGAGTTCTTCAAAAGAAATATATTCAGGCAAAATCTTAGTCCTCCAAGTAATAAAGTTATATGTAAAGCACTGCGGATGTTAGTGCGGTTACATCACATCAATAATTTTTGCTTCTGGGTATTTTCTTCTATAGTCTGCTCGAGCAAAATATTTATCACCATAGCCCGGTTCTTTCTTTAAAAAAGAGTGAACTATTCCATTATTTCTCCTAATAGTATCAGAGAGAAATATTATAAAAGAATTATTTTTCAAATCTTCATCCCAACAAAGCATAACATATTTTACATTTTCCATTTTCCTTCCTTCCGTCGTTGCGAAGCACGACGGGCTGTGGAGTAGACCGCGAAGCGGGCTACGAAACAGCAATATTTTATTTATTAAATATTTTACTTCAATTTTTACTTTTTGTCAAATTTATTCCCTGTAGGCTGATGACCGCATTTCTGCTAAAGATATGTGTTTCAGCCCTCATATCAGGTTCTTCTCCTCCCCTACTAACAATTATACTGTGCGTAGGAACACAGTTGACGTTATATCAACGGCGCTAATTTTTTCAAGGTTGTTGGCTAGCACTAACCGGACCATTTACGCAGTCCACATCGCGGCGTTTTTATAACCTCAACAACGCAAGGAGGTATTATTCTGTTTTCTACTATATAGAATTTATGGGATTACCATTTAGCCAATACTATTCTTTGGGTTCTGCTTTTAACGCTGTAGCAATATCATCTGCCGTAGCAGTAAAATTGATATCCGCTAGTGTGGCATCAACTAAACCAGAACTAAGAGCGGTTTCTGCTGTACTATCAAGTATAGTAGTAACTCCAGTAACTCCTTCAAGAGCATTACCAGTAAAAGTAATATTGTTTGGTAAATTATTTGTATTCCAAGTAATAGTATTTGGTGATAGTTCGTTAGCCTTAATAATATATGGATTTTTTTCTTCTGTTAAAATACATTGAGATAAAAAATTTATAATTGCTTGATATTCATTATTATTATCCCAATAAATTTCTACCTTTTTGGTTTTAGTATTTAAAATATAATTCATTATTCTTCTCCAACAATTTTTTTAAAGGTGCAATCTTCAACGGCAATATCATCTCTTAGTCCCATAAACTTAGGATGACGAATACTCGTATTACCAAATCTATCTTCCGACACAAGCATTCCCTGAACACGAATAGGATGGAGATGATATTCATCGTAATTATCACGAAGTTCAGAACAAAACTCATCAGTCAAATTAGAACAATAACAAAGAATTTTCGCTTCACCATTTTCATCCCAAACCGCGGCGGCGATAGAACCAGGCCAATCATTATAGAAAGGTTTAGTAATGGGAGCGACAGTACCGCCGTTTACAAATTCAGCATAATGATTTCCTTCAAGCTTTTCATTTGTCTTTGTATTCATCCAATAAGGCCAAGTAGAAATTTCCTTACCTTCATATTCCATTTTTGGAGGCTTAGTTCCAAAAATAAAACAATCGGCGTCCTGTCCAAGTGTTTGCTTTACTTTTACTGTCTGCCACGCCGGTGTGCGTCCTTCAACAGGAGTCATTGTTTTCTTGTACATAACAATGCCTTCGCCACCACGCTCAAAAATGGATTCAAGTCGTGAGAAGGTCTTATCATCAGCGTTGTAGTATTT